TATCAGAGCCGCCCCCAGCGAATTGTACTAAAAATCTATATTTTCTTTTTGGTTCTACATTGGCACTCGTCCAAAAATCACTAGCAGCCATGATATTGTTTCTCCTGTATCTTTAAATAGTTATTAAATTTATTTTTAATCTTCAAAACCCGCTCCAGTGTTCGTAATTATGAAATCAATTGCGATGAATTCAATTGCTCTAGTGGGTTTCAAGAAGATTTTAGCATATACAATATTCTGGTCGACTAAATCGGGAGTAGTTGTACTCTTATCTAGAACTAATTTGTATTCGCTTATTCCCAGTCTTGTCTGGACACTTGAAAGGAATGGCTCTGCTTGTGATTTGAATCTATTCCAAGTAACTTGTACATTGGGGTCGAAAAGAATGCTAGACGCCATCAGTGAAATTTGCTTTTTAACATAAATCAACATTCTTCGAACATTGATTCTATCAAGTGCAGAGGGTACCGATTGTAGCGTTTTCTGACCAAAGATTACCAATCCCTCATTCGGGAAAGAGGCTATAGGATTAATATTTGCTTCGTACAAATCATCTCTGTCTTTAGAGGTCAATCTGTAGGTCACATTCAAGACCGGAATTCCGGCTGAGCCTTCGGTAAGTCCACCGCGATTAAATCCTGCGGGAGCAAACCAAAGTTCCGATACAGCCTCAGAACTTGCAAACGTACCCAATGCTATAATGCTTGGAGGTGCCCATACAAGATTCCCGTTAATGGTATCCCTAATCTGAACCCACGGGTAATAGGTGCAACCATAGGAGCTATTAATTTGTCTTAATTCAAGGTTTGAGACGGCTGTAGAGACCGTTCCGATCCTCGCTGACGCATCACTATAGTACGCAGTTCCCTCCGAAAACGGGGTATAGGCGTCTGGGATGTCGATAATAGCCAGGGCATCTCCCCGGTCTTCACAAACCTGAATCATATGTTCGGTAAGTGTTGCATCTGTCAATCCCGGCATGCTCATCATATTACACTCTACAAACTCAGAATCGGCAACCGTGTCAATTGCTCGTCGGATAGTATTTTGAGCATAGTTAGTTAAGGCAGTGCCCTCATTTAAAAGGGTGTTCCTAAATGGCTCAATTTCTATAATATCCAGGCCGTCGAAACCATCATAAAATGGAGATGTGAATCTCGTGTATCCTGTATCAACCAGAGTTTGATAATTTCCGCCCGCTGTGATTGAGTCTCCGCCAACTCTCGACCCGGATTGCCAGTAAACAACATTCGAGCCGGTTAAAATCAAATCATCGAGGCTTACAATCCACTGATAAGTCAAGTTAGCGGAATTCCGGAAATCTGGCGGAATGGAATAAAGATAATCACCATATCCTTCATCTGGCCTGTTGCTTCCTTCACCCGTAATTTCGAGATAAGAAGAAACATTTAGACCAAAATAAGCATCTTGGGGATTTGTGAGGGCGCCAGCCGACGCAGAGATACGAACTTGGGTATCGGGGAAAGAACAAGTTAAACCATAGGTCGCGAGTGTGCCGCTGAATAAATTTGGAGCTTCACTGAGGCACATGGACAACGCGATGTCGTCACCGTTATATAAGACAGTTGTGGGGCTCATCGCAGCTTCCAATACCGCTACATCAATGAGCTTTTCGGGCCCATAAACTCCAAATGGCAACAATCGTGGATCGATTTGGCCATTTTCTACATCGGGATGCACTTCCACTCTCATATATTTAGAAATGTTGGCATATGTCCCCAGCTCTTGAAGAACCTTTGTTGTTGTATTCCAATTCACAACTCTGTCACCGATCTTGCGCGCGACATAATTATCTGAATTGGGGTTTAGGTTACAATTGGAATATCTTTCGACAACCTCTACAACGTTATCTGTATCATCTGCCTTCCTTAAGAGAACTGTGAAGCTTCCAAAAGGATTGATTCCTGGTGCATTTCTTGAATATCTTAAATCTTGAATTGATACTTTTAAATTATTTTGTAGCCACGAACCTGCATCTCTCGCATGCAACCGGAATAAATCTTTCATCTTGCTGGCCTCATAAGAGCCAGTATTACTTGACAAATCTTGTGAGAAAAACCATCCAGTATGAGCTAGTTGGGAATCCTGGCGTTGATCATCTTTCTCTTTTACAGCCAAAACTACTGCGTAAGAGGAGGTGCCCAAAGTACCATCGCCCATCTTTTCTGCGATATAAGATTCGAAACTTTCACCAAGCCAATATTCAGTTTCACCGCTAGAGAAGCCGCCAGAGGGAACGACAGCAGAATTAACTGTTTGTGGATTAGTATTAAAAACATTTCTAATAAATCTTGAACTATTTCTGTTAAAATTGAAGGAAGTTTTATAAATTTCCCCAGTGCTATCAGAAATTGCGGCTGTCCATTCGGGCGTATCAGATGCGGCCTCGAATAGTCCTGCGGCGCCGCCAGAGACAATTGCGGTTCCCAAATTTGCCACGGTACCGGTAAGAATAAGGGCAGAGCCAGAATCCATATAAAAAATTGCACCCAAATGGCCTGATTTAGTAGCTCCAGAGCCAGATTGACATATAAAGATCCCATATGCCCCTCCGTTATCTGAAACCGCTGTTGCGGGCGACTGGACTGTTTGCCACCCAGCATACCCATCTGGATTCACAGCATCGGCGTTTGCTTCACCAAGAAGCCTCATAACCGTAATAGATCCAACATCCGCCCTTAGGTAAGCCTGAGCAGCATATGAAGCATAAGTGGTCCCCTGATGGTTTCCATCTCTCCAGACATCTCCAGTGGCCTTCCCAGGAATAGGATTTCCGAACGTCTGGACAAAATCCGAAAACGAGTCGATCTTAACAGGTCGCATTCCTGGACCCTGGGGGAGCCGACCGAAAATTATAGGACCGGCTGGTGTGTCTACGGCTGGAAGTTGTGAATTGTCAATTTCTTTGACAAAAACTCCCGGCGAAACAAACTTAAATTTTCTTACTGACATCTAATGCTTCTCCTAAATTTTAATTAAAATTAGATTGCTTTTTCTTTAATAAATAGTCTCTACAAATTTCAAAGTCTACAATAATTATAGGCTCTCTACAATCATCCCAGCTTTCTTTAAATTTAAGAAACAACCTTGAATTCCATCAACCCCTTTCTCGATCTAATGCACTTGGCCGATAACTGAAATCTTGCCTCAACTTGACCAAATATTTCTCTCTCTTCTGTGAGTGTTACAATCTCAAAGAATGAAGACCCATACTGTATATAGTCTCCTTCTCTCACATAAAGGTCTTGATCTTCAAATAATCTTCTTTCATGGAACCTGACCGTTAAAGAATAAGTCTTATCTAACCCATAATTTTCTGTGATTGTTCCTATGCCGTCAAACTCTACAAGAACATATACCCTAACGGGGGGAAGAAAACACTTTTCTATTGCCTCTCCGTAAAGTGGATGAAAATTAGTTCTCTCCATGGAAAGTGGGAAATATGTTATGGCCTGTCCGATGACGCGCTCCATAAGCTCATCATTAACCTGTTTTACTAGGTCTCTTTCTTTTTCTCCTAAAAAAAGCGGAGGTGGCGGATTTGAAGGTTTTTTCCACTCATTATCAGCCATGATTATTAATATTCCTTTTTGTCGCCAAGCATCACCCTTTCTCGTGTAATTCTAATTTCGGCCGCTGATTCACGAATGGTAATTTTTGGTTGTTCATCATTTTTATCTGATCCGATTAAATGACCCAATATTTTTAAATTAATGGTAGTTTCAAATTTTCTTTCCTCTTCGCCTAAATTAGAAACATTATTCTCTAAGCCAAAATCTCCCTGAATGAAGCCTTCAAATTTATGGCCGTCTTTCTTAATAAAAAAATCATTAATTTGACCAGTCTTTACAATAAACGGGGTGAAAATTTCATTCATTTGTTGTTGGTATTCTGTTTTAATCGTTATTTTATAATTTGCCACAACATAAACTGGAATTGGCATTGTCATTGTTTCATAAACAACCTTTTTATTTTTTCTACGATAAGTATTTTGGCCGTAAAGACGATATGCGTCTGCATTGGCGAAATTTGCACTTTTCTCTTGTTGAATCCTTCTGGCAACCGTAATCGCTCCGCCCTTTGCATCATTTATGTTGGGAATGTGGGCTTGCACGACCCCTTTCATATTCGGGTCTTTTATTACTGAATTTCTCTCTATTGTTAGGACTGGAAGCGTAAAAATATTATCTTTATTTCTTAAATCCTTATTGTCTTTTATCTGGTATGCCCTTTCCGGCAACACCCAAATAATTGGCACCTTCTTCCACCCTTGGTTGGTCGAACAAAAAATATCCAATTCTTCGTTTACCCAATTGTGCAGCGCGGTGTCGATAGTTTCAATAGTAGAGGGCATGAAGGTAATTTCTTTTAAGGGAACATCTCCCGTTGCCGGAATTTCCTTGAAATATGGCCGAAAGCCATCAAATTCTTCTTCTCTGCTGCTCATTTATTTATCCCTGGTAGATTACCATCGGTACTCTCTTTTGAATTGTGTTAACTGCTTCGGACTTTTCTGCATCTATTTTTGATAACTCTGCATAAGTTACCTGATCAAGAATTGTTTTCAGTTCTTCTCTGAGCTTTTCTTGTTCTTCTTTTGCTTGTCCCAATAAAGCATCTGCGTTTAAAGTAATATCCGATCCGGGAATTGGTATAGGATTAAATTTCCCTCGAATTTGACCTAAAGTTTCCTTAGATAGAGCCAAAGCAAATCTTCGGATCCACTGCTTTCCTATGGCATTGATGTTCTCATATGGAATATTATCAAATGGAATCGTATTTATATTATTTATGCCGTCAGCACCATTATCATAATCTGTATTATTTTCCCAACTATTAGGAATTACAGAAAATTCTACCCACATAAATCTATAGGTATCAACAATTTGAGGTTCTGGAAAGATTCTCAACCTATTGTTTTTAAGCTCATAAGAATAGTGAGATAGGCGCGTGAACAAGTGGTCTTCGTAAGCCTTCGCTTGTAGCTTATTTTGCCAAACTGGAATTATCTCGAAAGAAGAATCGTCTGTGTACTGACCGTAGTAAAGAAGGTTGCCGACAACATTTAATCCTCCATAATAACCGAAGAATCTCCACATGGCTTGAGGAGTTTTATAAAAAACCTTTTTGACTATAACCCTTTTGTCTCCCACAATCCCGGCGAAGGCGGCAGGTTGGCCATTGGGTTGCACTCCTGTCGCAGATGAAGCTGAAATGATTGACTGTAAATCGTAATCTTGCTGACGGGCTACCATTCTAAAGGAGGCGGAATAAATTGGGATTGTTCCCCCCACATCGGCCTCATAAGAATATGAATCAGAAACCCTTTTGGCGTATTCAAATGTTACGCGAGGGTATTTTAAATTAACGCTATCGGGACCAGTTATTAGATTTCCGTCCTGGTCAAATGTGCCTGTTGTTTGCCCTAGAACGTCCGAAAGCATATTTTTAGATTGATGAAGATTGACTAGGTAACTATACTCTAAAACAGCCTCTTCGTAATTCGCATATACATTTGATGCCAACATTTCAATGTCTAAAACATCACCGCCTAATTTCTTATAAGTATAAGCAACTTGATCAGCGGCGCCAGAAAGAAAGGCGTTAGATGTATATATACCAAGCGGCAACGTTGCAGCAACATCCCCGGCTGTTCCGGTTATGGGCAAGATCGCTTTGCTCATTTGACTCTTGGGCGTTAGGGTCGGTAATGCCATTTATAGTCCCTCCGCTTATAATTAGTTTCCACATAAACAAACCCCCCTCCGAAAAACGGAGAGGGGCATTTTTGTGCGATATGTTCTAAACTATATTACACTAAGTCTTCAATGACCACCAAACCATACATATCCGGACGAACCATCTTCTTGGCATAGCGAGTCATCACGCCCTTGCGAGGCACGAAGTCTTCAACACCAAAGATAGTTGGAGTCATCTGGAGAGGCACATAAGGCGCGTATACATACCCGCTTTCGAGGAAAGAAGAACCTTTGCGTCCAGCAAGAACCAAGTTCCTGGGGAAGTAAGGATCGACGTAAACGTCAAACTTCTTGCTCAAAGAGCCGACCTTAACAGCGCCAACTGTTCCACGGTCATCATCATGAGTCACGGAACCACGGAATCCAGCGGTAAACTCAAGGAGGTTAGCAACTTCGGGTGAACACACGACGAAGTTAGCACCGCCCCTTAGGGTCTTACGATGAATTTGGGCCGAAACATCATTGATGGTCTCAATGAGGGTTTCATACCACTCACTGACGTTACCAGTGAAATCCGGGAAAGGATTGCCGGCGCCAACATTAAGTGGAGCACCAGTTTCTCGATTAACGAATTTACCCGGCAGACGTGACCAGAACAAGGTTTGAGCGGTAGCACCCTTAATGAGATCTTCCAAGATTTCTTGGTCAATTTCAAGAGCGATGTGCTCAGACAAGATAGACGTAAGCTCAACCTCGGCATCGAGATTGTGATACGCATTCAAGTCCTGCGCCAATTCAGGCGTCCACTTAGCCTTGAGCTTCTTGGTCTGCGCGACGACAGCCACGGAATCGACCTTAATATCGATTTCCGGGATTGCAGTCTCGTTCTCAAGACCCCAGAGAGGATCACCGACAACAGAGCCAAGGGCTCCGCCGTTTTGGAAATCGTCTGTAATTGGGAAGAACGCGTTGTCAATGGCGTCAGCCGAAACACCGATTTGATCAGTAGTTTCAGTGCCAGAGGCAGCCACAACTAGCAAAATATTTGCAGAGTTAGTGGGGTCATCCACCGTTAGGCGACGAACCTGTACACCATTAAGCAACGCCGGAAGAGGTCCTGCACCATCACAAGCGACAAGAGCAATGTAGTCCTTGATGTTAAATTGAGCACCGGTTAGAGTGGCCAATGGAACGCTCACAACTGCGCATGCAGTACCCGAAGCGATGTCAGGATCGAATCGAATCAATCCATCACCGAGAGCGATATAAGCTGCGGTACCAGTCCAGTCACCTGGAACACCAGAACCTGCGGTTCCAGATGCAACTAGAGTAGTTACAATTGCAACAGAACTAGTTGGGCTTGAATAGCCATTGTTCAAAGCGTAATAGCTAAGTTCTGACGGCCCAGCAGGACCAGCCAGTGAAACACCACCTGTAATCTGCTGACCGACAACGCCACCACCGTAAACGGAGGTGCCTGCCAACGTCGAGAGACGCGGGGTCGTATTCGCAGAATAAGTGAAGTCCAGAAAGAAAATGAGGCCCGAGGGCAAACTCATAGGTTGAACACTAACAAGATCGTTAGCGATCAGGCCGCCGAAAACTCGGCGGACAATAGGGAAAGCGACAGAAGAAAAACCCTCAACATCGCCACCTGCCATAGTACTTGCCTCGCGAAGTAATTCCTTCGCTTGGTTTTCCAACAAGCATGCCATGCTGTGCCTTTTCCGCTCACCGTGAAGTCCCTCTAAAAGACCAGTCTTTTCC